CATATTATNTTTTTTACGTGTTGCCATTATTTCTTAACTAAGCTCCCACCAAAATACAAACCAATNATAGCTGACATTAAGATGTGTATCAAGAGGTGTAATAACTACACCATTAAATAATCTATCCATATANACTTCTTGTTTATCTATTAAGAACCANAANCCACCTTTAAATTCTGTCCATGTAAGAACAACACCAACATCTGTAAAGACAGGAACAAGTTTAGGATATGCAATAATAAAGAAGACTGCAGTTAATGCAATAATTCTTCTTGTCCATTGAAATCCTTTATTGTCAAACTCTCTAGCTTTANNAACTTCTGNCATTTGAAANTTATCTCTAGCAAGAAGCATCTTTTGTTGNTCTTGTTTATTTTTAGTTGCTTGACTCCACATTGACATGACTCCACCTAAAAGGCTAGAGCCAAGCATTGTAATCATTTCAACTGGTAAACCACCTAACATATATTACTCTTTTCTTAAACTTTTTAAAAAATTTATAATCTTATTTAATATTTTATTTCTCATTTTTTAATCTTTCCACCATACATTTTTTGTACCATCATTTGACCTGAGTTATCTACTTTGTAGACTTTACCACCCATAGGTTTTTTGTGGACTTTACCACCATACATTTTTTTCTTCATTGGTTTACCATACATCATTGTTTCTTCCTTTTTAAATTTTTTATAAACATCTGGCTCATTAATAGCTAGATAAGTTTTTTGTTTCTTAGACTTAAAAGGCACTACTTATAGCCTTTACCATAACCACGTAATGCAGCTCCTACTCCACGAGGTCTGCCTATTTGACCTCCAAACTTTCTTTTAACTACACCACCACGTTTTCTAATTTCTCCTGTAAACTTTGCTTGTTCTCCTGCATCTTTAGGTATAGAAGATTTTTTTATACCCATTGTTTCTGCAACATTTTCTTGAGAATCTGCATATTGTTTTGTAGAAACTAATTGACCTTTTTTATTTACTCTAGCAAATCCTTGATTAATTAATCTACGTCTTTGAGCAGCAGAAGCTTTTTTAAATCCAGCTCTATCTTTTACACTTTCATCCCAAGGTGGAATTTGTTTTGATACAGGTCTACCAAGATCATCTACATCTGTTAATCTTTTTAAATCACGTTCTTCTTTAATACCAGAAGCTACTAATCTTTTTATTTCTTTTTCATCTTTACTATTCCCTAATTTATTAGCTGCTTCCATTAATGCTTTTTGTTTAGCAGTTATAGGTCCTTTAGCTTTTTTTTGAGCTACATTTTTAGCTTTAGTTTTTAAAGAGTCTTTTTGTTTATCAGTAAGAATATATTCTATTACATCTCCTGATTTACCTTTACCTTTTTTAACAGTTTTAGTAGGAGAAACTTTTAGCATATTAGCTAATGCTTGTAATCCTTTTGTAGCTCCTTTTATAATTGGTGCTGCTGCCATTTACTTTACTCCAATAACAGGTGAACTTTTAACTCCACCTATGTCAAATGATTCTCCTTGAGGATAATCTGCATCAGATACAGCTTCAATAGGTCCTTTAACTTGTGGTCCTGTACGAGCTGCACCAAAGCCTTGACCTGTAGGTTTACCACTTGTTACGCTAGAATCTTTAGGTTCTAAACTAGATGGAAATCTACCTTGTCCTCCAGTAATAAAATCTTTACTCATTTTTTTCTCCCTTTAGTTTTCTTTTTCTTTTTGTTTGGTTTAGTTATTTGTTGTCTTATATTAGATCTACTTAATGCCATTAGTTAGCACCTTGTATAACTGGATTAGGTCCACCTGTAGGACTATTAGCTGATTGCATATCATCTTGTCTAGTACGTCTTGCTTGATTACGAAGAGCATCTATAGAATTTTTATATTTAGCTTCCCATGATTGAACCACTTGAAAATCTTTTATAAAATAATTAGCTTCAATCATACATGCATTAAATAAAGCATTATAACAATTTTCACTAAAGTAATTAGAAGTTGTAGCACTTGTATCTGTAGCACTAGCTAAACCTAAAGGTTGTTTTGTATATTGTATTTCACCTGCTAATGTAGAAGTAGGTGTAGGTACTACGTAAATTTGTGTATTTGTTTTACGTGCATAATATCGTGGAGTTCCTACAGATGTAGGTTTATTCCAATAGTCTATTGCATATTCATATGTTCTNTGTAANAAAGGTATAATACCAGTTGGTTCACCAAGTACAGTTGCACTTGTTGTAAAGTTTACATTACGTACAACTAATGCACCATCAGGTAAACTTACTACTGGATTGTTTGCTGTAAAAGTAACAGAAGAATATGTATCTAAAGCTACATCATCTAATTCTTTTATTAAACGATCTTCAGCTTTCTGTACAAAAAAAGGAATTTGAGTAGCAAACTCATTTGAATCATTTTCTATTGTATTTACAATATCATCTTTTAAATAAGAATAGTTAGGCATTTATTTATCCTAAGATTAAAGTTACACTACCTGCTTGAGGAGTAGCAACACTTACTGTACCTTCACACTTAATACCAGTTTCTCCCATGTAAATATCTGCTGTTCCACTTGCACCAACTTGGAATTGTATTTTACTTCCATTTGTATCACCTATATCAAAGAGACCAGTTACTGTAGTAAAAGCATGAATAGCTAAAATACGTGTAACTCTAGGTAATGTAACTGCAATAGATGTTCCTGCATTATTTGTTGTACTNACAACAGTTGGTTGTAGTACAATACCATCTCCTGATTTATAAGCTGTGGTAATATTTGTAGACATATATCTTTCCTTATATTATAGAGGAGGAGAATATCTCTACTCTCCTCCAATATTTATAATTAGGCTCCTTGATTTCCAAACCAACTTCTCCAGTCAGAAACACCAAAAGAATATCTTTCACGTGCTTTGAATCGTAAGTTGCCAGTATCGAAATCTGGTTCCATTTTAGTTTGTAATGGAGTTCTGTTAAACATTTTAGTACCATTTGGTACGTCTGTTTTAATGAACCATGCATTTACATCTGTAAATCTTCTGTTCACATAGAACCCATCAGGCAATACACCTAAATGTCTTATAGCATTGATGTCATTGTTTGCAAAGTGATTTGCAGTTCCTAAAATACCTGCAGTAGTGCCAGGTGTGTTTAGAAGTACATCTGCTGTAAACATTAGATCTGTTGGTACGTGTAATGAAACACCAGTAGCACCTATAAGGATGCCACGATCATCAGTAGTTTTTTGTATCTGAATGATTGCTGCTTCAATAGTACCTTCAGCTATAGCTGCTGCAGTAGTAATATTAGTTACTGTTCCAGAGCCTACAACTGGGTGTGCTGCACTAAACATTGGTACACCATCACCTTGGTTTGTTGCGAAGCCATTGTTATACAAGTCAGCAGCTTTTTGCTGTTTTGTACTTCCCATAGCTCTTGCTAATCCTTTTGCTCTTAGTTTTGCAAAAGTGTCGTATAGATTATCTTCCATAGCTTCTTCAGTTACTGCGAATGCTAATGCTACAGTTTCGTTAGTATACCTTGAAGTATAACTTTCTGATGCATCATCATAAACTACAGCAGCACCTTCACCTTTAACAGGTGCAGCACCAAAGCCTGTGAAGAGTACTTCTTCTTCAAATGCTCTGTCTGAGTTTTCTATTTCGTATAATGGTTTGTGTTCTTCGTCTACGCTGCCATATTCTATTCCAAAAACTGCATTTAGTCCAGGAAGTAGCTCTTTGGCAATACTTGCTCTATTAATAGCCATTTAATTATTCCTTTCCTATTAAGCTGATGAAATAGTTGCTGTTGTGTAGTTATCAATATGATTATTGATACGTACTTCATACCATGGATAATCGTCAGTTTCACCTGCTGATGAACTTGTCGCTGTATCCCATGGAGCTCTACGTATTACTCTCATACCTGCTAGTTCTGTTAATACAGGACCAGACGCATCTAACTCGTAGCCACTATTACCTGTTTTTGTTGAACCTGCACCTGCAGTCCAAACACCATTATAAGTACCTGCACCAAAACCTGCTGCTGCTGTAACAGCACCATCTGCTTGGATAAAGTATGTTTGGGCTGGATCAGTACAAACATGTAATTGAATGTCTGTTGCAGTTATGCCACCTGTCCAATATCTACTGAATTGTTGATCGCCATTGCTATCTACATAACTACATCCTTGGAAAACTCCTGCAGATTTAATAGTTGGGTTTGCACCTGTAGGTACGATTGTACCTGAACTATAAATTGCTATAGGATCTCCTGTGAACATGCTTGTAGGCAATGCTGCTGAAGGAACTATTGGGCTTATGTTATCCCCAACAGGAATCATAGTAACACCAGTAGAGTTAGAACCTGAGCCATTTTTTCTTGCCAGTACCAGTCCTCTAGGACTATCAACTGAAGCCATATTCTTTCTCCTTTGTTAATTAATAATAAGCAATAAAAGGATTAATCCTGAAAGTTAGGTTGTCTTCCTGTTACCACTTTTGATTTACTGTTATTAGAAATAGGCATACGAGAATTATTAGAACCCATAAGTTGAGCTTCAATAGCTTCATTCATGGCTTTACTTTTATTTCTGTAAAACTTACTTCTAGCTTCATAGATACCAGTTGGGATTTTTGCTAATCCTACGTCAGCACGACAGACTACTCCTGCGTATCTACCTTCCTCTCTCACGAAAGAGGTTGCACTCATTTCAGGAACTTCAGCTAAATCAACAAATACCCATCCTTCTTGCAGTTTCTTGCCTAAATGNTTTACATCATCTTCACCTTTAAGTGTCATTCTTACCCACCCAAGTGTCATTTCTTCGTTGGCGAAACGCTTTTGAACTGCTTCAGGAATATGAAGAACATCTTGCTCTTCAAATGTGTATTCAACTTCTTCTCTAGCTTTGCTTTCTCTTAAATCAGAACTACGTGTATTATTAATTCGTGTCATTATTTTCCTCCACGCTGCATATTAATTGTTGTATACTCTCCATCAGCCTGTTCAGACTTTTGTTTTTCAAGAGCATACTGTTCAAGTGGTATATCCCATTTGTTAGCTAGTCTAATATCTTCTTTTGACAGCTTAACCTTTTTACTGGAACCTGGAGAGCTGCGAGATGCTCCAGCAACCACTTGAGCAGGTTTTGACGCTTCTACCTGCTGGCGAACTTCCNCACCTGTAGCAGCTTGTGCTGCAAACTTATGAGGAAATGTTTCTTGTAACCTACGATCTATTTCAGTATAATACTCTGGATCTGTAGGATTATAACCTTCTTCTTTTAACTGACCATCTATAGCTAAAGATGCTGCAGTCATAACTTGATCTGAACCAAACCACTCATTCTTTTGTGCCCATTCTGCTGCTCTTGGATCAGGAGTAGGTTGGGGTTGATATTGTGGTTGCTGTACTTGTTGTTGTTGTACAGGTTGTCGTTCAAACTGTTGTTTTGTAGCAGTTAATGATTTTAAATCATTTTGTGCTTCATTCAAAAACTCTTGAGCTTGTAGTATCTTAGCTGAATCACCTTCTTCGTGAGCAGACTTATAAGCATTTCTTGCAAGTTCTAACTTATCTGTTATTTGTTTTTCACTTGAGTCTAAACTTAATTTATTAACAGTATTAAACTGATGCTCTGTATTTTGTAATTTACTACTTAACTCTTCATTTTGTCTCATTAGTTNAGCAAGTTGTTCATCTCTTTCTTTACGTTGCTTAACTAATTGACGTATTCTTTTTTGAGCTCCTTTAGTATCTACGCCTTCAAGTTCTGGTGGAGAGTCTTCTTTGGGAGCTTCCTCTGATTTAACTTCCTCTTTTGCTTCAATAGGCGAAGGAGTTTCAACTTTTTCATCTTCTTCACCTTCTACTTCATATTCTACTTTTGGTTCTTCTGGAGCTTTAGTTTCTACTTTACTCCATTCTTCTTGTTCTTGTGCCATTTTATTACCTTTCGTTGTTTACGAGACATACGACTTACGTATCTTATATCATATATTATACACTAAAAATTTTTATAGTGCAACTTAACTACTATATTTAGTTAAATTAAAAGTAGGATCTAANAACTTTGGATCTTGTACTTTCATAATAACTTGATCATCATACAATAAAATCATCTTAACATTTTTGTATTGTATCTTTTGACCAGCATGTTTAGCATAGCAAACATAATCTCCTAATTGACACCAAGGTCCTTTAGGAAATTTTTCATTATCATTATAAGCAAGATCACCTATTTTAATAACTTCACCTATAGTTGTTAAATACGACATATCGTCTTTAGTTGAATTTGGTAGTAGTATACCACCCTTAGTTTTTTCTTTTATTGATACAGGTCTTACGAGTACATGAAAACCTGGAAGTTCAGGTAAGACATCTGGAGTACTTTCGTCTTCTTCTTCTGTAATCCACATATCGTTCTTTATAGATTTACCTAAATGTGCCTGTTGCATTAGTCATCCTCTTCTTCGTATAGTCTTTTCTTAACTACTTCAGTTAATTTATTACGAGACCATTCAATACCTTGAACAAGTCCTACGAGTTGCCTATAGTGAGCAAAAGAATCTGCTTGCCCACCAGAGACATTTAATCTTAGTTTATTGAGTTCGTCATTATATTCTTTAACAACCTCATCCCATATATCCATAAATTAATTAAATCTCTGCACATGCATAGCAATTAATCTCTAGTCCTACAGATACTTCTCTTACGACTGGTGATTTCCACATACTATCTTCTCCCTTTAGTTGGTTCTGGGTATTTCCAAGCACTTTGATCATACTCATTTAAAGCTCCTCTTAGTTGCATTTTACCTGCAACAGGATAACTATCTTTAGTATAATCTCCATACATGCCACCATCACCATTTTTTACGTGAGTTGGATACCCATTAGTTACACCCTTTTTTACAGGGTATGGTTTATTTCCCATTGGCATTACTGATCATCTCCTTTCATTTCTTCTTTAAATAAATCTGTNATAACATCAACAAGTTTAAAACTTCTTTCTCTGTCATCCAGATCTTCCATTTGAGATACTTTTTCTAAAGCACTCACACGAATTTTTTCCATANCTATTTCAGCTCTTTGATNTGCTAAAGCAGCTTTTGCCATTAGATCTAAAGACTTCATAGTTTCTTTTGAAGCTCTATCAAGATCAGATTTTTGTTTCTTCATTATAGCATCTTGACCAGCTTTACCAGATTGTACTAATAATTTAGCTTCTTCTAATTCTAATTTCTGTGCATCTAGTGCAGACTCTGCAGAATTTTTAGCAGCATCTTGTTGTAACTTTTGTTTTTCTAATTCTACTTTAGCTTGTTCTAATGCTACCATTTGTTGTTCAGGTGATTGTGCTTGACCTGCAGCCATATTAGCATTTAAT